AAATAATCACGACCATTCGCGGCGTTAGCGCTACCACGACTCGAATGGTCGTGATTATTTTATTACTTAAATCACTCTGATTTAGTTAAGCCGATTTACATACGGAAAGAGTCAGGGATTGGCACATTTGGATATCTAAATATCTGAATATAAAAACATGTTGACAAACAGGATTGCCACACCCTGTGACAAAATTGCAACTGATTCGGTATAGCCGTACTTCCCTGATTTTTGCGAACGCAATGCGCGCCCCCGCCCGGTCATGCCGGGTTCATAGGAATCAATATAGGCGATTCGCTGTGCCTTGTCCATAGCAAAACGCAAAACTAGGTCAAAATTTAGAGTCTATATAAGTATGCGAATTTCCGTGTTTTCGGGGTTTACAGGGAAAGCGAATCAGGTCATAAAGATCACAACGAAACGCAGACAAGGAAGCGACACAATGAAACGTACCGGCTTTATCCGCGACATACTGGCAACTGCAATGCTTTGTGCCTCTTGCTATATGGTAATTGTTTCGCTTCTGGCAATGTAACACAATCAAAGAAAGGACTCACGCTATGGAAAACCCGACAAACACGACTCCCGCTGTTTCTTTGTTTAGTGAACACTTGCTTAAATGGGGAGTCTTGTTTGACCCCGTTACCTGTTTCTATGGCATAACAGAACGTCACGAGTCCCGTGCTATTCAACAGTATATCCGCCACGCATTGAATGATATGCGGAACAATGGGACTTTGCCTTGTTCAGACTTTTATCAATATTACTACCGCCTATTTAATTGCTTTCAACCGGCACAAGCTAAAGACAACCCCATGAATCTGGCGATATACGAGTCCAAGGATAAGTTTGACAGGGATATTAGACTATCTGGCAAGCCGGGTAAGATCATCAAGCGGATTCTTCCTTTTGCAAGCGAGTCCTTTTGTGCTGCTTTTGCAGAATGGTTTAAGGAACAATTTGCAGAGATTGCTTATGCCGTGAAAGAGTCAACTGAGGCGGATTGCTTCGCATTGGCCTATAGCGGAACCCAGTCCAGAACCACCAATCCGAATCTGTCGTTTAACAATGATGTAAAGCTCTACGCTAAGAGTCTTTCCGGCTCATGCATGAGGCATGACAAATCAGAGTTTAGAAGCGGACTCCCAATTCATCCGGCAGAAGTCTATGCAAGCGGGGACTTTAAAATTGTCTATGCGGTAGACTCCAAGGGTTATATAGCGGCCCGCTGCGTTGTGAACATCAAACAGCGCGACTCCGTGGTCTATCGCCCCGGTCCTATATATACCGCCACGGACTCCGCTTTTAACGCTGTATCGGCTTACATGGTTGCACAGGGATATGACAAACAAGGGGTATGCGATACAAGCGGCTGGAATGGCGCTAGGATTAAGGCGGTAGAGTATCAAGGCGGATATATCGCCCCATTCATGGATTTATGCGGTCAAGGTGATTTACTGGACTCTGGTGAGTTTTTCAGACTGTCACGCAATGGCGATTACACTTTCAGGGAAACCGGCGGCACAATAGAGTCGGAACAATTTTGTTGCACCTGTGGCGATTGTGGCGAAGGTATCAGGGAAGACGATTCGCAATACTATATCGAAGACTCCGGGGAAACAGTGTGCGAGTCCTGCTATTGCGACTCTTACTTCACCTGCAACGGGAATGGGCAAGTTTACAGCAACAGCGACTCTGTTGAAGTCTATCGGCGGTCATATGGTCAAACCCGTTCTAGTACCTTTTCCCAAGATTATGTAGAGTCCGGTTACTGTGACATTGTCTATTGTGAAAACGAGGACGAATATTGGCAAGGTGGAGATACTACCTATATCGAATGTGAATCAATCCATGTTCCTGATCATCTATTGGAATCGGATTATTTCAAGTCTGACCTAGACTCGGAATGGTATCCGCTTTGTGACCGCGTAAAGATTGATTGTTTAGACGAGTCATGGACTCTTGACCAAGTAAAGGACTCTGATCAATTCGACATTGAAGACAATGAAGACGGATCAGTAACTGTTACCCTAAAATGTCACCTTGAAGTCAACGACTCTGGCATCATCGTTGACAATCAAATGACCCTGCCCCTAGCGGCTTAATCTAAGGAAAACCCACTATGCAACTCGCAATTCAGACTTCCCCCGATACACTCACAATTCAGGACAACTCCCGCCCATTGCTTGCCCCTAAGCATATTAAACACGCCACTGGCATTGTCTTTGGGCAATCCTATAGGCGCGTATATCAGGACAGACTCGGCCTATGGTGCAAGCTCAATGGCAAGCGCGTTCCTGTATACGTCCTGTCTGCCTGATCTATGACTCACCTAATCAAGGACTCTGCAATGCCCCGCACGCATGGAAACGACAACGCTACATATCAACTCGCAAAGCATGGGGCGTTTAGTATCCAGCCCTTTGGCCCATGCATGACGCTGGATCAAGCTCAGGGATACCAAGCGGATATGGCATTGGCGAATGTACATGTTTTGGTAGTACGCAAGGGCGCTATCTAAGGGCCGTGCAAGGGCCGAGTCCTATAGGTCTGCCACCTCGGTATGCCTGAACATGGACTCGGCCCCTAGGCGGCTCTCCTGTGAAGTCTGAAGGGGGATTCTTATTGAGTCCCCTTTCCCTATTTGTGGCAAGCTCGAAACGAGTTAATCGTTTTTGACCATATGGTTAAAGTTTGACCATGCGGTCAATTCTTTGCGTTATGTGATTGTATAACATTTGACGGATTGGCCCATGGGGTAGCCGAATCACCTCTCTGCCTTATCTTTTTGTATGTCAACAAGTATCTTTAGATAGAATCATCAAATAGTTAGCGGATACCCCCTGTCAACCCCTTGACAAAACTTTTATGGGACCCTTGGGAATGTGAGGGGTGATTCGGTGGGGGTGGGGTTGCCCGGTATATCCCCAAGACAATAAAATCAAATAGGGTGCGACAAGTTGTCACAGTAGCGGAACTCTCAATCAGAGCTTCGCATAGTAAATATACAACAAACCAAAGAATAAGTATTCCTCTATAAGGACTTGCCCATTCTGGGTTACAACAAAAAGATTGATGCACACTCTCTGATAATAATAAAAAATAAAAATATCACTCTAGTGCCCCTTGACAGACCTGTTCACACATCCTATGTAACTATAGGGTTGTGTGCCCCCTGAGTATATACTCTCTGAGTAAGCTTCCTGAGTAGTCTATATGATCAATTAACTATATACTGTATAGAGTATATAAGTGTATGTACTCTAGTATGAGTCCTCTAGTATGAGTCCTCTAGTGGCTTATTATATACTGTAATAAAGAAGTATATAAGTATGAGTCCTCTTGAATCCTCTATCTTAGTAACTATGTCCTTGTTGTAACCTATAAGGATAACTGAGACTATGGATGAACAATATAATGGATTCACTTTAGGTGATCTTAAGCTTACATTTAACTATGATCCCATTAGTGGTAGGTTCATCAATAAGAGAACAGGTAATCTGGTCTATGACTTCAAGATGAACATCAGGAACCCTGAAGGTAAGTCGGTCACTCTTATGCTTCCACGAGTAGCTGTGTGGCTCGTAGAGGGCCATCCTGTTGCTGATGGGTATGTGGTTAAGTTCAAAGACACTAACCACTACAACCTAGCCTATGACAACCTTGTGGTAGTGCCTGCTGGGGAAGCCAATAAGCCTACAGATAACTCTAAGTTTGTAGAGACTGCAACAAGAGGTGTATTTCACAATCAAGAAACTGGTGTGTTTGTTGTAAGAAGAGGTGCGAAGCAAGCAATTTATAGGACTTTGGATTATAAAATTGCTATTGCTGTAAGAAAAGAGTGGGAACTGAATAAATCTGTTCATAGATGGGATAATAGCCTTCCTGACTGGGTTAACTTTAGCTAAACTGTCTACCCCTTGACAAAGCTGTTCACACACACTATGTACTGTTACATAGAAAGCACAACCATCACATTTTCTCACTGTACATGTTGAATGTTCTTGTGGATGCCGCTGTGCTTCTTGTTACCTTTCGGTGGAGGTGAACCGAACTTATTTTTATATGGGTGTGAGAGTGGCCCTCTCCGCTGGCCTCCAAAACCAAGCTGTGTGGGTTCGATTCCTACCACCTATGCCAATTAGACACGGCAGTATAGAGACACGGATGAGCAATGCGATTGCCTTTGGGGCAAGCAAGCCACATCGAGGTCGGGGGCGTTGACGCCATAACCTTGGAAACCCGGATGCTGAAAAAGGGTGCGCAACCTGTCCCGTGTTTAACTCTTTTAGGACAAACCATAGACTGTCTGTGGTAATTCAACACAAGCAAACAAAGCTTGCGCTTTTACACAGGTGATTTCATGGCTGACAAACTTATCCATAATCTCAAGATTGCTACCTATATCCGCAAAGCCATCAGGGCTGGTGTGTCGATGAAGGTGATCTTGGATAACATCCAATCGTATGACCATGCACCTTCCTCTATGGCTGGTATGTATAGTGCATATCGAAATGACATTGCTCAAGCTAGGGCTGACATTCAAGAAGCTGTTGGTTCTGTTGTTGTACAGAAAGCCTTGGATGGCGACCTTCGTGCAGCAGAACTATTCTTGCGCTCAAAAGGTGGGTGGTCCCCAACTCAAACTATTGTTGAAGTTGACAATGAAGTTGAAACAGAGCAAACTTCTGCTATTGACGACTTGATTGCCCTTCTTGGTGTTAAAGATAAAACCTTAGATAAAGAGTAATAAATGAAGCTTTGTTGTTCTTGCAAGGTTCAAAAAGACCTTGAGCACTTCAGTAAGAACCCTACAACAAAAGATGGGCTGCATACAGCTTGTAAGGTTTGTAAACGAGCTTCAGACAAAACCTACCGAGAGAATAACAAAGAAAAAGTTGCAGCAGGTAAACAAAAGAGTTACTTGGCAAACAGAGAACACTATGACGCCAAGACAAAAGATTGGGTTAAAAACAACCCTGATCGGCGTAAAGAGATACTTAATAACTCTTATTTGAATAACCAAGAAGCTATTCTTGAGAAACAAGCTAGTTATCGTAGTGAGAATAGAGAACTCTGTAATTCAAGGATCAAGAGTTGGTCCGAGCGTCACCCTGATAAACTTCGTGCAAAAGACGCTAGGAGAAGGGTCGCTACACTAAAAGCACAACCTATTTGGTTGAGTGAAGTTCATAAGCAACAGATAGAAGATGTTTATACATTAGCTAGGGACTGTGAGTTGGTTAGTGGTCAGAAGTATCACGTAGACCATGTAGTGCCCCTTCAAGGTAAGACTGTTTGTGGTCTCCATGTTCCGTGGAACCTAGAAGTTCTGCCCGCTGATATAAATGTAAAAAAGAGTAATAAATTTAATGGCTGGTAAAAACGGACTTTCACTACATGCTGATGACCTCCGTGCGATGGGTAAAGATGTAGCGGAAGTCCTACAGCAACTAGACCCCAAGAAGGCGGAAGAGCTTCGCTACAATTATCGCTTTTGGGCAAGACCTGAACAAGTACCTCCTGAAGAAGGTGAGTGGAACGTTTTTCTTGCTCTTGCTGGTCGTGGTTGGGGCAAGACATGGGCTGGTGCCCAATGGTGCCGTGAGCAAGTTAAACTTGGTAAACGCCGAGTTATGGCTGTAGCTGCAACAAACGCTGACTTGGAAAGAGTTCTTGTCAAGGGGGAAAGCGGATTTCTCTCTGTTTGTTGGGCTGGTGATAAAACTTACAAGGGTGTCCATATGGGATATCCTGAGTGGTCCCCAACTAAACGTACTTTAACTTGGGCCAATGGTGCCACAGTTACTTTTTATAGTTCAGAAGAACCTGACCGTCTGCGAGGTCCTCAAGGAGACGCCGCATGGCTGGATGAGCTTTGTGCTTGGAACAAAGACCGAGAAACATATGACATGCTGCAATTTTGCTTGAGACTTGGCAAGCATCCTCGTATATTTATCACCACTACACCTAAACCAACAAGACTTCTTCGGGATATCCTTAAAAACCCTAAAACTTTAACTGTTCGTGGTTCTACCTTCGACAATGCAGCAAATCTAGCCTCAACTTATCTGGAAGCAGTTAAAACACAGTATGAAGGCACTCGTCTCGGTCGTCAAGAGCTTTACGCAGAAGTTCTCGATGAAGCTGCTGGTGCCTTGTGGAACCGTTCTATCTTAGAAACCTGTGAAGTTGAGATAGACGACCCTGTTGCTTTCTCTGAAACTCTTGCTCGTGTCGTTGTTGCAGTCGACCCGGCTGTATCAGCTAATGCTGAGAGTGACATGACGGGCATTGTTGTTGCAGGTATGGACATCAATGGTGTCTGCTATGTCTTGGAAGATGCCACTGAGCGTCTATCTCCCGAAGGTTGGGCCACAAAAGCTGTAAACCTTTTCCACAAGTATCACGCTGATCGTTTAGTATATGAACGAAACCAAGGCGGTGATCTTGTAAAATATACCCTCAAGACTGTTGATGAAACTATTCCTCTTAAAGCTGTACATGCTTCCCGTGGTAAGTTCGCTAGGGCTGAACCCGTAGCGGCACTATATGAGCGTGGTAAGGTTAAACACCTTCGTGGACTTGATGACCTTGAGACGCAGATGACGACTTGGGAGCCACTTGGCTCCATTGGATCACCTGACCGTCTAGACGCTATGGTCTGGGCAATCACAGAGTTGGCCCTCAAGGGCATCGCTAAACCTGAACTTAACTTAGCCTATTCCGATGCGAAAGGCTTGCTAGCTAGGATATAAGATATGGCTAATTATGTTGACCTCACGACAGGTATGGTCCGTGACTGGATTCCTGTTACCACGAACAACTCCGCTGACAATATGGGTGCTTCCTCTCAGAACACCGTTATTGGCTTCTACATTACAGTTGGTGGTGCTGTTGTATTCACAGTTGATGGCACTGACCGTACTGTGACCTTTCCATCCAACTTCTATGTACCTTGCTCCAATGTCACTCGGATTAAAGCTACAGGTACTACCGCAACGGGCATCCACTCGCTTGTAATCTAAGTCTAAGGAACACATTTATGCCCTCTATTAGCCTTGCTGTGTCCCTTAGAGGGCAACTCCTTAGTGGTACTCGTTCTGCACCACCTACACCCTTCTCCCCTATTGACCTCTTCGCCCTCGCCGAACCCGGCGTCTGGTACGACCCCTCTGACATCTCGACCCTGTTCCAAGACGCCGCTGGCACCACCCCCGTGACGACGCCCGGCCAGACCGTGGCGCTGATGCTGGATAAGTCGAAGGGGGGCGTGGGTACTAATGGCGCGGCGCGGCGGAATCAGTTTCTTTGGACACAGGACTTCCGAGATACCGCAGCGGCTGGTGAGACTAGGCCGTGGACGTACACTAACGCAACGGTTGCGGCTACCTCAACACTCGCCCCTGACGGAACGTCAACGGCTCAAAAAATATCTGAAACTTCTGGAAGCGGGAAGCACAGGTCCTATCAAGTTTTTGGCTTGAATAGCACGACCTATACATTCACTTGCTACATGAAGGCGGCAGAAAGAAGCTGGGCGTATCTGAACTTTGGCGATATTATTGACCGCCAGACTTGGTTCAACCTAGCAACGGGCGCCGTGGGGACGGTCGGCGCTGGAATTACTGCTTCCATAGCGGAAACACCAGCGGGTTCAGGATGGTATCGCTGTTCCGTATCTAAAACTACTGTATCCGCAAACCCAAATTTTGATGTTGGAATTGCTACCGCAGACGGAACTTTTTCTTACACCGGTGTAACTGGCTCCGGCATCCTCATCTGGGGCGCTCAACTCGAACTCGGCTCCACCGCTTCTGCATACCAGCGCATCACCTCTGACTGGCCATCCACTATGACCGGCAACCACGCCACCCAAGCCACAGCCGCATCCCGACCGACGTTCGGTGTGGTGCCACTGGGTGGGCGGCGGAATTTGCTGACGTGGAGTGAAGATTTCCGCAACACGGCAACGGCTGGTTCAACGAGGCCGTGGGCTAATACAGCCGTGACGATAACTGCAAACGCGGCAGTAGCCCCAACCGGAGCCACTACTGCCCAAAGGGCTGTGGAAAATACCGCCAACGCTTGGCACAGGGTCGATAGCGCGACTTTTAGTTTCACCGGTGATTACACCCTTTCGGTGTATGCCAAGGCTGATACTAGGGGCTGGCTGGCTTTTGCGTTCTACGCTGACGCGGTAACTCAGCTCACCTATTTTGACCTCGTGAATGGGTCCGTTGGCACAAATGCCGCAGGCAGCACAGCAGTTATAACTTCAGTCGGTGATGGCTGGTATCGTTGTTCCGTGAAGCGCACGCTGGCTGGCGGTATATCGCAACTGATTATCTCACCATCCACTGGAAACGGGGTGTCGTCATACCTTGGCGACGGCACATCCGGCATCCTCATCTGGGGCGCTCAACTCGAACTCGGATCCACCGCCACCGCCTACCAGAAAGTTACCACGCAATTCGACGTGACCGAAGCCGGGGTGCAGTCGCTGTCGTATCTCAGCTTCGACGGGGTTGACGACTTCATGCTCACCGGCACGATCACGCCGGGGATTGACCGCGCGCAGGTGTTTACGGGGGTGCGGAAGTTGTCGGATGCAGCTCTAGGGGCCTTGGTTGAGCTTGGCATTCTTGGGGCCTCTGGGACTATCGGAATGGGCGCACCTGCCGGGGCTTCGGCGACTTACCGTTTTGCTTCGACGGGAACCATTTTTGCCGCCGCTACCAGCGGTGCGAGTTTTGCGGCCCCCAATACGGCGGTATTGAGCGGGGCCTCCGAAGTCTCTGCAGACAGTGTGTCAATTCGGCGCAACGGCACTTTGATTTCCACAGACGCCTCCGACCAAGGCACTGGTAATTATCTTGCATATCCACTGTATATTGGACGCCGTGGCGGCACGACGGCACCCTTCAACGGCCAAATCTACAGCCTTATCACCCGCTTCGGGGCCAACCTAGACACCACCGCAATCACGAACACCGAGACTTGGGTCGCGGGAAAGACAGGGGTTACGCTATGAGAATAACAGCCGCAGCCCCCGAAGCACTTGTCGCGGACAGCAACCAGCTTGCCATGTGCCTCGCCTTCTCCCCCGCAGACGGCGAAACCTACACCGGCCTCAACTGGCAGGACGCTGACGGCAACCTCTACGCAGCCGCAAGCTGGGAAGCCCGCGACGAATGGGTGCAGGGCGCGTCACAGCCCCTCGTCAGGCCCGCATGGGACGTTGACGAGATAATCGACATGGTGGCTGCTGAACGCGCTCAGGCGGCGCTAGTGTTCTCGCTGGAGCCGGTGGCGGCGGTGCCGGGGGCGTTGACGGCTATCGGCGGGATGGATGGGGTGGCGGCGTTGGCGGCGATGGGTTTAACAGCCGTCACAGAAACTACAGAAGAGTAAACCTGATGGAACTTAATCAAGAGATTACCACAAAGACTTGTAAGATTTGTCTTAAAGAGTTTTCTCTTGATCAGTTTCATAAAAACACTTCAGCTAAAGACGGTCATTGCTCAAGTTGTAAAGAATGTGCTTGCCACAAGAAGAGGCAAGACTATCAGCAAAACCCTGACAAGTTTATTGATAGAAACAAAATCTGGAAAAGTGATAACCAAGATTGGGTTAAAGCTTACGAGCAAAGTAGAGGGCAGGCTTACTACTCTGCAAACAGAGAAAAGATTCTAGATAAGAATAAAGCTTATGCTAAAAACAACCCAGATAAGCATAGAAAATCTATGAGGGTTGCTGCTTCTAAGCGTCGTGGTGTTATTGGTAAATCTTGCCCAAACTGGCTTACAGATGACCAACACGCGCAGATCAAATTTTTATACGATCTTGCACGAGACTGTGAGATTACTGCTGGTCAAAAATATCATGTAGATCACATTGTGCCATTGCAGGGTAAAAATGTTTGTGGTTTGCATGTTCCTTGGAATTTGCAGGTATTGCCTGCTGATATAAATATGTCAAAAGGCAATCGTTATGAATAAACTTAGCGAAACATCTGCTAAAATGACGCTTGGGGTCTCCGGTCGTAACACTTATACTGGCGATATTCGCGCAGATGAGTTTCAACAAGACCTCAAGGGTAAACGTGGTATCCAAAAGTACAAAGAGATGCGTGACGGGAATGCCATCATTGGTTCCATCATGTATGCAGTTGAACAAACCCTTCGTGATGTTGAAATCAAGATTAAACCAGCTAACGACAGCGAAGAAGCTAAGCGTGAAGTTGAGTTCCTTAAGTCTGTCCTTGATGACATGGATGAAAGTCTTGATGACCACATCTCAGAAGCTTTGTCGTACCTGACTTATGGCTTTGGGTGGTTCGAAGTTATCTATAAGCGTCGTGAAGGTGACTTCCGTAGCCCTAAGAAGAACTCCAAGTTCAATGATGGTCGTATCGGTATCAAGAAGATTGCTATCCGAGCACCTTGGACTGTTGAGAGCTTTCAGGTTGACCAAGATACAGGGGAAGTTCTTGGTATGTGGCAAGAGGCCACTTGGGGCAAACGCTCCGTAATGATCCCCGTTGAGAAATCTGTTTACTACAGAACTACAAGCTTGAACAATGACCCCTCTGGTCGCTCAGTTCTTAGGAACGCCTATGTCAGCTATACTTATCTCAACAAGATTCAGAATTATGAAGCCGTGGCTATTGAGCGAGAGCTACATGGAGTGCCTATTGGCCGTATGCCTGCGGAGTATCTGAGTTCAGATGCCACAAGTGATCAGATGGCTCTTCGTGGTCAGTTTGAGCGTATCCTTCGTGATCTGAAGAACAATGATCAAGGTTATGCACTTCTTCCCTCTGACCTTTATGTGGATGCAGATGGTAAACCTACTAACCAGCGTCTTATGGACATTGAACTCATTACCGCTAACGGCTCTAGGTCGATTGATATTGATCCAGTAGTCAAGCGTTACCAACACGATATTGCTCGTAGCCTTATGGCTGAGTTCCTGATGCTAGGGTCTAGTGGTGGTTCCTATGCACTCTCCAAGACCAAGACTGACCTGTTCCTTCGTAGCCTAGAGAGTTACATCAACAATATCGTGGATGTTCTCAATAAGCAACTAGTAGAGCGTTTGTGGCAACTCAATGGACTTCCTTGGGAGACTATGCCTAAGCTTGTGGCTGGTGATGTTGCACCTCACGACCTTCGTGAAATCGCTTCCTTCCTGCGTAACCTTAATGGTGCTGGCATCGAAGTCAAAGACCACCCTGAACTTGTTGATAACCTGATGAACATCGCAGAGCTTGATTTTGACAAAGATGCTTATGAGCAAAGATTGCAACAAGCAAGTGAAGAAGTAAACCCGGAGGTTGTACCTAATGGCTGATACAAAGATTAGCGCACTGACTTCACTCACCGGGGCTGATGCTGCACAGAATGATGTAATCCCTATCGTAGATACCTCTACAGCTACCACAAAGAAGATTACTCGTGAAGAGTTCTTTAAGTCTGTTGACTACATCTCCTTTGACACTACCAATGTGGTTGCAGCCCCTACTGAGGGCCAACTCACTTGGGATACCACAGACAAGACCCTGAGCCTTGGGCTTAATGGTGGTGATGTGGTTATGCAGATTGGTCAAGAAATCCACTACCGTATCCGTAATAGTACAGGGTCCACTATTCCTAACGGTACTGTGTGTCGCTTTGCTGGTTCTGTTGGTAATAGTGGTATCCTGCTGGCTGCTCCCTTCTTGGCTAATGGCACCTACGATAGCCACACAATTATGGGTGTTGCAACAGAGAGCATTGCGAATGGCGAAGATGGTCTTGTAGCTTACTTCGGTAAAATTCGTGGGGTTGATACTCGTGCTTTCTCTGATGGTCAAATCCTTTATGCAAGCTCTACAGTAGCTGGCGGACTGACTGCAACAAAACCAGACTCCCCTAACAATGTTATCTCTGTCTGTGCTGTAGTTTCTTCTTCCAACAACGGCATCCTGATGGTAAGACCCACTATCGAAGACCATTGGGCTGCTGTACCAGCTACTGCCACCTCTGTTGGTCGTAAAGGTTCTGTGGCATTTGATACCAGCTACTTCTACGTTTGTGTTGCAACAAACACTTGGAAGCGCACACCCCTAACGACTTGGTGATAAAATGCCTTATGCTTCAGTTGATGAACTACCCAAGGCTGTTCGTAGTAAACTCTCTGCTCACCAACAATCTGTGTTCCGTAATGTCTTTAACTCCATGATGGAACAAGAGGGCATGTCTGAGAGTAGAGCCTTTGCAGGTGCCTATTCCCAAGCTAAACAAGCTGTACAGAAGGCTATGCACCAAGGCAAAGAAGTCACTCTGGACAAGCCATTCCGTCTCCCTGAAGGTTCAGGTAAGAAGTTCGGAGTATACGTCAAGAGCGGTGATGGTGTCAAGAAAGTCACCTTCGGTGATCCTAACATGGAGATTCGCCGTGATGACCCTGATGCTCGTGCTAACTTCCGCTCTCGTCATTCTTGCGACACAGCCTCAGATAAGACCTCTGCTCGTTACTGGTCTTGTCGTATGTGGGAAAGTGGTACATCCGTCTCTGAGATGACTAAAGAGGTCCAGATTGAAGGTCAAATCGTTAAGCAGCTTGATGAAGAGCGTCTCGCATTTGGTTGGGCTTACGTTTCCACAGTGAAAGGTGAGGTTAGCCTTGACCACAGTGGAGAGTTTATTCGACCTGAACTACTGGCTAAAGCAGCCACCAATTTTATGCTCTCCATGCGTACAGCCAAGAGGATGCACTCTGGCGAAAGCATTGGTGAAGTTATCCACTCCATGCCTCTGACAAATGATGTTGCAAAGGCTCTGGGTATTCAGTCGGACCGCGAAGGCTGGATCATTGCTATCAAAGTTCACGATGAACAGGTGTGGCAAGATGTTAAAAGCGGTAAACTAGCAGCTTTTAGTATAGGTGGTCGTGCTTTAAAAGAGTTTTCAAATGAAGTCTAAAGTTTGTAAAAAATGCTCTGTGGAAAAACTTTTAAGTGAGTTTTATACCAGTAAAGCAGGTAAACTGGGCGTCAGATCAAGTTGTAAACTTTGCGACTCACATTACTATAAACTGTACAAATCGACCAGAAAAGACCAAACGAGACTATATAATGAGGCTTGGTCTAAGGATAATTCAGATAAAAAGAAGTTGGCTACAAAGTCTTGGACTAAAGCTAATTATGATAAAGTTTTATCGTATAATGCCTCAAGAAGGTCGGAAAGAAAACTTGCAACCCTGTCAGGTTACTGCAAAGAGATAGAAGAAATCTATTGGTTAGCTCGGGATTTAAGAACAATTACGGGTGAGAGTTATCAAGTAGATCACATTGTTCCGCTTAAAGGCAAGAATGTTTGTGGTTTGCACGTACCTTGGAACCTTCAAATCCTACCTGCGGACTTAAATATGTCCAAAGGCAATAGATATGAGCATTGAAGGAGATGGTGTAATGCCCACCGAACTCGTAAACTTGGAACTTGAAGAAGTTTCCTTGGTCGATCTGGGTGATGACCCACTCGCTAAGGTCGCCATTTTCAAGCGTAACCCTGAAGGGGAGCAAATGGATAACGAAGATATTAAACTTGAAACAGTAGCTGATGCAACTGAAAAGGGTTACAAAGAAGAGATGAAGTCGGACGATATGGATGCCGACGAGATGGAAGATGAAATGGTAGACGAAGAGGGCAACAAGAAGCCTGTTACTCGTAAATCGTGGAAAGCAGAAGCTCAGTCATTTGAAGAAGTGAACAAGATGCTTCTGGAAGAAATCGAAACCCTCAAGGGCAAGGTTGAAGAGCTTGAAGCTGTTGCTGTAGAGAAGGCCAAACCTGCTGAGGAGACGATTGAGGTTGGTGGTGAGATGGTGGCTAAGTCCGCTATTCCTGCTCCTGTCCTTAAACAACTAGAAGAGTTGCAAAAAGCCCGTGAGGGTGAAGAACTCCGTAAACGCGCCGAAAAGGTTCTCCCGAATTTCAAAGGGACTGCTGATGAGCGCGGTAAACTGCTGAAGTCGGTTGGAGAAGATGAACAACTTCTCGCAATCCTTCGTGCCGCTGATGCTGCTTTTGCTGGCATCTTCCAAGAAGTTGGCAAAACGGACGCAGAGAACGACCTCAAGACCCCTGCTGATAAACTTAACGACATGGTTAAGATGCGTCAAGAGGACAAGAAGGAAGACTTCTATAAAGCGTATGCTGCCGTCATCAAAACTGCTGAAGGAAAATCCCTTCTGCTTGAAACCTACAAGAAGTAATTAAGGAGCCTTTATTATGGCATTTACGGAAAATATGAGCACTCGTACCTACGTTTCGGGTTCGGCTGTTGCCCAGTTCACCTTTGTCTCGCTTGCCGCTGACGGTCAGGTTGACAACACCTCTGCTAACGCCCGTACTGATGGCGTGGTTCTGCAAGCTGCTGGCGCTGCTGGTCAAGCTGTCACGGTTGCTTATGATGGTCGTGTGACTGTCCAAGCTGGTGGCACCATCTCTCGTGGCGCTGCTGTTGCAGTTGGCACTTCGGGCAAAGCTAAGGCCGCTGCTTCGACCAACGTGATCGTGGGTTATGCTCTGGAAGCCGCTGTTGATGGTCAAATCATCACCATCGAACTGTCCCGCGCTGATAACGCCGCAGCCTAATCCGCAGCTAATCTAGTTTAATAAAGGAATACCACAAATGGCTATGCTGACTCCTAGTGCCGTCCATATCGACGCACCGCTTACCAACCTGACGATTGCTTTCCTGCAAGATGCTAACGGCTTTATTGCTGACCGCGTGTTCCCGAAAGTCTCGGTTGCTAAGAAAACCGACAAGTACTACATCTACAACCGTGCTGACTTCAACCGCGTTGGTCAGGTCCAGCCTCGTGCTCCCCGTACCCAAGCTCCTCGCGTTGGTATGACCCTCTCGCAGGACACCTACTCGGCTGACGTGTTCTCGCTGGCTACCGACTTCGACTTCGATACGCTTGCCAACGAGGATGCTGCACTGGACATCCGCTCGGCTGGTGCTCAGATGCTGACCCACCAACTGCTGATCGACCGTGAAATCAAGTGGGCCACGTCCTACTTTGGTGCTTCGATCTGGGGTACTGACTGGGCTGGTGTTGCAGGTTCGCCCTCGACCAACCAAGTTCGTCAATGGTCTGACTACACGAACTCGACCCCGATCCAAGACGTTACGAACATCATGCGTACCATGCAGCTTAAGTCGGGTGGCTTCAAGCCCAACGTCATGGTTGTTGGTAAAGAAGTCCGTGACGCTCTGGTTAACAACCCGTCGATCCTTGCCCGTCTGAATGGCGGCGCTACCGTGACGAATACCGCTCTGGTGACGGATGCCAAACTGGCTGAAATCTTCGGTGTGGAAGAGTTCCTCGTCATGGAGACCGTGAAGAACACGGCTGCTGAAGGTCTGACCGAAGCTAACGCCTTCATCGGTGGCAAGTCGGCAGCGTTCTACTACCGTCCTCGCTCGGCTGGTCTGATGGTTCCCTCGGCTGGTTACACCTTCACTTGGGATGACCTTGAGAACGCTTCGGGTCACGGTATCACGATCAAGTCGTATCGTGGTGACTACCTCGCCATTGATGGTGTGGCAGAAGTTCTGGAAGCCAATCTGGCCTATGACCACAAAGTTGTGTCGTCGGACATGGGTGCTTTCATCGCTACTGTTGTAGCCTAATAGAAGGATAGGGAAGAATGACCCGACACATTCTCCCCTACTTCAACCCCTCCCGCCCTGTATTTGTCAAACGTGATGGACTACAGTCGGCGGGGGCGGTCTGGAAGCAGGGTGATCGCTTCAACTGGGAGTTCTATGGAACCCCACATGACGTAATCCAACAGATGTTCTTTAATGATCAGCTATACCACAACGAAGAGTTTGAGGAGGCTGTAGTTAAACGAATTTCTATTGGTGATGGTCTAGAAGAGTATGGTCTAGATCAACTACACATTATTGTTGAGAACATCAACGGTAAAGTGAAGAACAAGACTACTACGAACAAAGAGTTCCTCCAAAAGAAGTGTGCTACAAGTCGAGTTAAGGATAAGCAGATTGGTCTTATCCGTCGCTGGCGTAGTGCATACGGGGAAATGGAAAACTAATTGAGAGGGCGACCAGATGTCTTGGAGCTATGATGTCTCTGATCTGAATACTACAACCTCATCGGGACGCCTAAACTCAGTTCGTCTGCTTGTTGGTGACACCGATACGTCAGATCAACTTGTACAGAACGAAGAGATTACTTTTGCATTGGCTCAGGCTAATAATAATGTGTACTACGCTGCAAGCTGGACCTGTAGGGCTATCGCAGCTAAGTTTAGCCGCATGGTTGATACCCAACTAGATGGTGCTCTTAGTGCCAGCTACAGTGACCGTGCGAAGCAATACCAACAACTAGCCTCTCAGGTAGAGGCACAAGGTAAAAAGACCTCCGGTAAATCCCTTGGTGCTTTTGGTGGTGGTATCTCTACATCTGATATGTCTGTTGTAAACAGTGATACAGATCGCGTTAAGCCAGCTTTCAGCATTGGGCAGTTTGATAACGTAGAGGCAGGGGAACAATATATCCCTGATGAACCTAATGGCGTTTGATACTCACACACTACGCCAACTGATTAAAGAGCACGGTATTAGCCTTACACTACGTAAGAGGGCAGCTAGTGCTTATGATGATGAAACTGGAACAGTCACTCAGACAAACACTGACTATACTGTTCGTGGTTATTTCTATGACTATACTTCAGACATGATTGACGGAGAGTCTATTCTTCGTGGTGATAGACGAGTAGTCCTAGATTGCGTCCTAGCTAATGAGTCAGCCACTCCTGAGCCTGATGCTACAGACCAGATTATTGGCTTGGGTGATACAGTAAACATTGTAAAGGTTATGGAGATTAAGTCCTCTACTAATACTATGTGCTATTTGTTGCAAGTGAGGGAGTAACATGGCCCAAGGTAGAGCCATAGGCGTAGGTCTTGCCAAACAACTCGCTAAACTAGAAAAAGACTTAGATGAAGTAAGGGACCAATTTCTTGTTGAGATGGCTAATGAGATAGTTGATACTTCACCTGTATGGGCTGGTCAGTATGTCACTAGCCATTCTATTGGTACTAGCTCTGCTGCTGGTAGGTTTACAGGTAATATTGAAACAGGTATGACAGAGAAGTCAGCTTACCCAGAAGCGTATAAAGCTGAAGGTAGAGCTAACCTAATGTCCGACATTAGTGCATTACCAAAAGATACTAATCAGGTCTATTTGAACAACAACTCTCCACACGCTAGTATTGTTGAATCTGGTGGCTGGTCTAGTGGTAAACCCCCTTACAAGATTTACGCAAGGGTTGTTGCAAGGGCTGGTATTCATATGGCACAAGCTATAGCTAAAGTTAGAGGTGGGCCATGACAATCATCAATGACATCAGGGCTTGCCTTGACACTCACCTCTCTGGCACTGTAGGTATCCCTGCTATTGCCCGTCAGAACGTCCCCTACGAGCCTACAACAGGCACCTCGTTCATCAAGGTGGACCTAGTACCAACTTCTCGTAGACCCGCTGTACGGGGCTTAAATCCACAACAGAGGTACGATGGCCTCTACAGTATCCTCATCTGTACCCCTGAAGGAATGGGTCCCGGTGCTGGCTACGATCTTGCAGACCTTTTGCTTGACCGTTTTAATGCAACAACAGACGTCCTCTACACTAACCCCACAGATTCAATCCTTCTAGAGGGTGGCGATGATATCCTCCTAGAGAGTGGTGATAGACTGCTCCTTGGTAATCCCACTATTGTATCAATCGACTACTCTGAAGTCAGGACGAGTTTCCTTGACTCTCCCTTCTACTGCACACCAATCACTATCGGTTGGTACATTTATAGCTGATAAAGGAAACTTAATATGCCCTTCTCTCAAGGTAGCCGTGCTGGCCTTTCTTACGTGGCAGAGACTGTATTCGGTACTACTCCGAGTACTCCCGCTCTTATCCAACTCCCTTACACCACTCACAGCTTGAACCTGACCAAAGAGCGTGTGACTGGTAACGATATTCAACCTGACCGTATGCCTCGCACTGACCGTCATGGCAACCGTACTGCTGCTGGTGACATCACTGTTGACCTTCGTAAAGGCGACTATGACCTGTTTCTTGAAAGTGCCTTCTTTAACACTTTTGCAACCAACGTCCTGAAGGTTGGTACGACCCCCAAGTTCTTCTCTATTGAGGATGCAGCTACGGATATTACTCAGTTCCGTCTGTTCACTGGTATGTCTGTGTCGTCTCTTGCTGTATCCATCCGTCCTAACCAGATGGTTACTGGCACGTTCAGCATGGTCGGTAAGAACATGTCGATCAGCGGAACTTCTGTTGATGCCACAAAGACTGCCTCTTCGGGCAATGCTCCCTTTGACGCTTACTCTGGTGCTCTGTCCATTGGTGATGCTGGTGGTACTCTGACTGCTGCTGCTATCGTAACTGGTATTGACTTTACCATCAATAACGCACTTGCCCCAACCTTTGTTGTAGGCTCTTCCACTACGCCACAACTTGAATATGGTATGGCTACCATTGAGGGAACCATCACTGCTTACTTTGAAGATGCCGCACTGATTAACCGTTTCCTTAATGAAACTGAGACTGCACTTCAGATTGCTGTTGATGATCCTACGGGTGCTTCTGACTATACGTGGTTGTTCCCTCGTGTTAAGATTAACGGTGCTGATGTACCTGTTGACAATCCGACTTCCCGTATTATCACGATGCCTTTTGTTGCACTCTATGATGCTACCGAAGGTACGAACCTTAAACTGACCCGCTCAGTCTAAACTAATCCCCTCTTGGGGCTAGGATAGTGAGGCTTGTCGGGAGTCTTGCTATCCGCTTTAATTTAATCCCGACTTAATATAGGACCACCCGACATGGCCGATCTATTTGCACTTATTCCTACTGATGACACTATCTCCATTGTTGTAAAGCATCCCATCACTGATGAACCTCTTGTCAAGGATGACGGTAAGGAGATGACTATCACTGTATATGCACCCCACTCGGGTCAATACAAAGCTGTCCTTCACGAACAAACGAACAAGCGTATCCAGAAGGCTTCTAAAGGAAAACGAGTAACTTTCACTGCTGAAGAGTTGGAGAATGTTACCCTTGAGTTGCTGGCTAAGACCACTAAGGACTGGAACATCCAGCTTAATGGTAAGTCACCTAAGTTTTCTGTAGCAGAAGCCGTGGATTTGTACTCCAAACTCTCTTGGTTGAAACAACAAGTCTTGGATGCACAAGAGGATTACTCCGCTTTTTTGAAAGTCTGATCCTTGATCTAGAGGAATATGCAGAGCATAACTTTAAGCTCTCTATTCCTGACAAAGACGGTGTGACTGAACGACAGCACTTAGAAGAAGTAGAAAGGCAGTCTGGACGTACTCCATCGGCTCTAGAGGGAACACCTTTCCCAGAGTTACTGGAATATGTCTGGACTGCTTTTTTGTTGCTCAATCAAGGCCGTGATCAAGGTTTCAATGGACCCTTACCTTTAAGTTTCCAAGACATACTTGCTTGGCAACAACTAACAGATAACTACTTGCTTCCTTGGGAGGTGAGCGCTATTAAAAGACTAGATACAGTTTACTTGAGGGTTGTGAATAAACATGAATGATATCGTCATCACAGTTGACAGTTCTCAAGTAAGGACTGGTAGCCAAGACCTCAAAGAGATGGCAAATCAAGCTCTTAACACTCTTCGGGCCACTAAACAACTATCTGGTCAAAGTAATTTAGATCGACATTTTGCAAGTATTGATCGTCAGATTAGCCGCGTTAATACTAATATGTCTAACTATAGTAGGTTTACTTCTCAGGCTGCAAACAGTTCAGGTCAGTTTGGCGTTGTAACCCAGCAAGCTGGCTATCAGATTGGAGACTTTCTTGTTCAAATCCAATCTGGTACAAACTGGATGGTTGCCTTTGGTCAACAAGCCACACAGCTAGTTGGTGTATTGCCAATGATGACTGGTGCCTTTGGTCTTAGTTCAGGTGCTCTTATTGCCCTTAGTGCTGGCCTTGGTATTATCATCCCTCTTGTTACAGCGCTTGGTGCTTTGTGGATGAGGTCTTCAGCTGAAGTAGAAGTTGCAGCAGATAAATATGTTGAGGCGCTAGATAAAATCTCCAAAAGGGCTGAGGAAACTAGGATTAAAATCGAGGCACTTGAGCTTGGTGTTTCAGAGGAACAAGTTCTTCCATTAGAAAAGATAAACGTTCTTCAAGAAAAGCGTCTTAATCTTATTCAAGAAATGCTTGACGAGTCTTATAGACTGCAAAAACTAGAAGCTGAAACTGGAGATGACTACTCTTATATCTTAGAAGGGTATCAAGAAAAAATCGCTCTTCTGAATGAAGATATCGCTGGTACACAAGAGCTTCTTAATCTTGATAAAGATAGGGCGCAACAACTTAAAGATATTGAAGGTTCTTCAGCGTTTGCCTCTAACTATATAACACTTATTGCAGAACGTGCTTTAGATGCGGCTGAAGCCTCTGGACAAATTGACTTTTCTAGTGCTGTAAGTAGTGCAGCAGCTTTGGCGGAACAACTTGGTGTTTCAGTTGAACTAGCTAGTAAGATGATGTCTATGGGGTTTGGTCAAAAGAAAGCTGTTGTGCTTGATCCACGTAGCCCTAATTATGACCCAATTGCAGCTAGTATGGAAGAAATAAAAGGTGAATATGGTAGGGTCTCCCCTTTTGCACCATCTAGGCAAATAACCCCTCGTACTGGTGGTGGTTCAGGCGGCGGCTCTTCGTCTCGTCTTAAAGAAGAGATTAAACTTACTAAAGAACTAACCGAAGCTGAAAAAGAAAGACAGGGTATTCTAGATACAGTAAACAGTTCTCTTGAAACTGGCTTCTTGGATATGGTCAAAGGCACTAAGACTGTAGGTGAAGCCTTCCGGAGTATGGCTGCTGCTATCATTGAGGAACTCTTCCGAGTGCTTGTTGTACAGAAGCTTGTTGGTGGCATTACCAGTGCTTTCACTGGTGGTGGTGGCTTTACTAATGCACAAGCTGGTAGACTGACTGGTGGTGGACGAGCCTCTGGTGGTTCTATGATGGCTGGTGGTTCTTACCTCGTTGGTGAGAATGGGCCTGAGATTGTTGTACCCCGTCACTCTGGCACTGTAGTCAACGCTAACCAGACCTCTGGTGCTATGGCTGGCTCTGGTGGTATCACTGTCCAGAACAACATCACAGTGACAGGTAGCGATGCAGCTATGGTTCGTCAAGAGGTAGCCAAGATGATCCCTCAGATCACTAGTGCAACAAAGGCTGCTGTGATTGATGCTAAACAACGTGGTGGTCAGATGGGAGCCGCTTTCCGGTGAGTCAAATGAAAACCTGCTCTAAATGCAACGAGGACAAATTAGAAGAATCTTTCTATAAAAAGAAAGGTTACAAGAATGGTTTGTCCTCGTGGTGTAAATCTTGTGAAAAACTCTATCATGCAAATAAGTATGAAGATAACAAAGAGCATATAACAAAACGTAATGCTGAGTGGGTTAAGAATAATCCAGAAAAGAAGCTTGCAATCAACCGTGCCTCTCACGAAAGAAATCGTGAACTGCGTAATAAACAGAGTCTACAATCAAAGAAAAACAATAAAGCTCGGGTTAATGCTGGAAATGCTTTTAGGAGAGCTAGTATTAGAGAAGCTACACCACCTTGGTTGGATGCTCAACATAAGCAAGACATTAAATCTCTCTATGTCTTATCCCAAAAGTTTGAGGGTTTGTTTGGTCTTAAGTATCACGTAGATCACATAGTCCCACTTAACGGTGAGGGTGTTTGTGGTTTACATGTCCCTTGGAATTTACAGATACTTGAAGCCAAGGTAAATCTGAAGAAGTCTAATAAAACAACATTCCGCTGATAAGGAAACACTATGGCTATCGCGTATCCATTGAATACACCAACCAACATTGGGATTGCCAATATTGCTTTTTCTGCTGAGAATGCTGTAGCGATTAGTCAATCTCCGTTCACTTATGCTCAACAAATTGTGTCGCATCCCGGTCAACGCTGGGGTGCTTCCATCAGTCTACCACCCATGAAAAGACAAGATGCTGAGTATTGGGTGGCATTCCTCTTGAGCCTTAAAGGTCAAGCTGGGACTTTCCTTCTTGGTGATCCTAACTGTGTAGCGCCTCAAGGTGCCTCTGCTACAACCCCCGGTACTCCTGTGGTTGCTGGTGCCAGTCAGACTGGTAGTGTCCTGAATATCGGCGGACTACCCTCTGCTGTAGCAAACTATTTTCTTCCGGGTGACTACATCCAACTTGGGGATACCTCAAGTGCTACTCTGCACAAGGTTCTGACTGCTACCACTTCAAGTGGGTCAGGTACTGCTGCCCTTGACATCTGGCCTAGTATCAGGACTGCACCTACTGATGCTTCTGCTGTTGTAATCCAAAGTGCTAAAGGTCGTTTCCGTTTAAAAGAGAACAACACCCAGTGGCAGATTAATGACATCAGTTCTTATGGAATTACTTTTGATTGTGTGGAGGCGATATAATGGCTACGGTAAAAATCACAGACCTACCAGCAATCACAGGGGCTAATGCGGCTTCAGCGGACCTTATCCCTCTTGTTGATGTATCTTCGGATGTGACCTCTAAGATTACTAGAGATGAGTTCTTTAAGAATATTCCGGGTAACGTAGGGATCGGGACGAGTACCCCCACTGGCAATCTCAGCGTAGGCTCCGTCACTGCCGCATCCGGCTCCATCCATCTGCTCACAACGAAAACCGCCGTTCAGATTACTCCAAGCAACTCTATTGCTGGCGGTCTGAACATCAACACGAGCTTTGTGACAGGCGGTCAGGGGCCTCTGACATTTAGTCATTCCGGCTTTGAGACGATGCGGATTAGCGCAGCGGGCAACCTATCCGTCGGTTCTACCACGGGGAACCGGGCGGGCGTAGACCGGGGTATTTCTGTCGAGGGTGCTGCTACCAGCATTTTGGAAAGCAATATCGGCGGCAGTCGTGCTGCCTTCCTATACGCTGATGCTGCAAGTTCTGTTTTGGGGGAGTTCCGCAACTTTCCTTTGGTTTTTCGCACCAACGACACCGAGCGCATGCGGATCGACAGCGCCGGAGACGTTCAGATCGGCAAGACTGCCAGTACCACTTCCGGAGATGGTCACTATCTTACGGCATTTGGCGCGGCTGGACATACCCGTACAGACAACCCCGCGCTCGCCCTGCGGAGGGATGGCACGGACGGCGACATCGCAATCTTTCTGAAGGTTGGTACGCAAGTCGGCGCGATCTCCGTCACAGGAACCGCCACTTCTTACGTGACCTCTTCCGACTACCGGCTCAAAGAAAACGTCCAACCGATGCAAGACGCATTGGCAAAGATCGCCCAGCTTAACCCCGTGACCTACAACTGGAAGGCTGACGGCTCTGACGGCCAAGGCTTCATCGCGCACGAACTTCAAGCTGTCGTGCCGGACTGCGTATCTGGAACCAAGGATGCCGTCGATGACGAGGGCAACCCGCAGTATCAGGGCGTCGATACCTCGTTCTTGGTCGCCACATTGGTCAAAGCTGTTCAAGAACAACAGGTAACTATTGCTGCCCTCGAAGCCCGCATCACCGCCTTAGAAGCGTAGTTCCAGAAAGGCGGCACATAATGTCAAGAAGTCTACCATCAAGTATACAATCTGAACTTACAGAAGAGGTAATTTACCCTTTCTTCGCTGTTGAATTGTATTTTCAATCAGAGACTGTTCGTCTTTGGACTGGTTATGGTGAGTTAGAATACCCTTCTGGAAGTGGTACTATTTATCTTGGTGCAGGCACACTGCTTAATATCTCAAGTGTAGAAGAAACCACAGAGATTGAAGCTAAAGGTGCCAGTATCACGATGAGTGGTATACCATCAACGCTTTTATCTCTGGTTCTCTCTGAGCCTTACCAAGGGAGATTGTGTAGAATCCTTTTTGGCCTTAACATACCAAATGCAAGCCTAACTACACAAGTTAGTCAAGAGATTACTACACAAGACTTGTTTGAGTTGTCTCTTCAAAGTGGTAGTACTAATCTAGTAGAAATCTTCTCTGGTGAACTAGACCAGATGAACATCGTAGAAGAGGCGACCACTTGTACAATCTCTGTTACCGCTGAGAACGTCTTGATTAAACTTGAACGACCAACAGTAAGACGTTTCACAGATCAAGACCAAAAATCAAGATACCCCGGTGATAGGGGGCTTGAGTACATTGCCTCTCTTCAGGATAAAGAAATCTTCTGGGGAAGAGCAGCTAAATAATAAAGGGTTTCCCGACATGCCCATTACTTACCAACAAGAACCCTTGTTCAAGGTAGAGCCAGACATAATGGCTTTGGCCTATCTTGACTGGGAAGAGATGTACCACGACAAAGAAGCTTATCCCTTCGATCCAGACTGGGACTTGTATTATCTCCTAGAGGAAAGTGGTAGTCTATTTGTATATACAGCAAGAGACTCAGGTAAACTTATTGGTTACTTCTCTGTAATGATTGGCCCAAACCTTCACTCAAAGGGTAAGGTTGTTGTGTCTAATGACATCATCTATCTCCACAAGGACTATAGAAAAGGTCTTATTGGGGTCAAGCTGTTCAAGTTTTGTGAAGCTTGTCTACGAGAAGATGGCTATACTCAGCTACAAGTGATTACCTCTGAGAAGAACAATATCGACAGTCTCCTGAAAAGACTTGACTACAAGAAGATAGAGACGAAGTTCGAAAAAAGGTTAGGATGATATTATGGCTGTAGCTACTATAATTGCAGCGATTGGTACTGCAATTGGCTCTCTTGGCGTTGTTGGAACCATTGCAGCTAACTTCCTTATTAGCACAGCTATGGGCCTTGCCCTTAATGCTCTTGCTCCTAAGACCTCGACTAGTGCTAATGCCGTAGCTAACTCTACCTCTTCAGCTTCTCGTGGTTATAGTATTTCAGGTGAGAGCGGTGCTGCCGTTGACCACCAGATCATTTATGGTCGTTCTAGGGTTGGTGGTGTCCGTCTCTATGATGCTTCTACAGGTGGTTCCAATGACTTCCTACACAGGATCATAGGATTCGCTGGACATGAGATTGAAAGCTATGACGAAATCTATCTGAACGATGAAGTTATAACTATAGATGATTCAGGTAATGTAACCTCTCCCGCTCGTTACAATGGCTTCGTAAGGATACGCCGCTTCTATGGTACAACCACTCAAGCTGCTGATGCTGATCTTGTATCGGAAACCTCTACTCTAGCTGAAGGCAGATGGACAACAAACCACAGGCTCTTTGGCGTTGCATATATCTACGCACGATTCAAGTATGACGCCGATGTGTTCCCTAATGGTATTCCCATTATCTCTGCAACAATCAAAGGCCGTAAGATTTATGACCCAAGGACTACCACAACTGTTTGGAGTGATAACCCAGCCCTTTGTATCCGTGACTATCTGACTGCTAGCTTTGGCCTTAACCAGACAAGCGCTCAGGTTGATGATACCTCTATCACTACAGCAGCTAATATCTGTGAAGAAGTTGTTGATGGCGAAGACCGTTATACTTGCAACGGGAGCTTTGTAACAGGGTTTACCCCTAGTCAAGTAGTCTCTGACATACTCACTTCTATGGGTGGCCTCTTGTGGTACTCTCAAGGCCAGTGGCGTATGAAGGCTGCTAAATATGTAACTCCCACAGTTACTCTTGATGAAGATGACCTTCGTTCAGGTGTCAATCTTTCCACGAGACACTCCCGTAGGAACAACTTCAACACTGTAAAGGGTAAGTTCAAAGGGCCAGAGTCCACTTGGCAAGAAGCTGATTACCCTACTGTAACTGACCCTGTGTTTGTAACAGCGGATAACAACCTTGTAAACATCTTGGACTTTCCGCTTCCCTACACGACTTCTTCTAAGAGAGCACAGCGGATCGCTAACATTGCTCTTCGTAGGAACCGTGAACAACTTACCTTCTCTGCATCCTTTGGTCTTAAGGCTCTTGGTGTTGAAGTAGGAGACTTCGTTTACATTAACAACACAAGGTTTGGTTGGACTAATAAACCCTTTGAGGTTTCCACTTGGACCTTTGGGCTTACTGAGACACTTGATCTTCAAGTACAGATGTCCCTTCGTGAGATTAGCTCTGCTGTATTCACGGATGAGCCTGCTCAAATCTTTGAGAACAACAACACAACTCTTCCAAGCCCATTCTATACTGAACCTGTTGGTGTAGGATTGACCAGTGATGTACGTATCATCAGTGAAAACATTACAGATGTTATCCTAGTGAATGTTACAGCCTCTCGTCCAGAGAACATTGAACGTGTTGAAGTTCAGTTTAAAAGGTCAGATGGTTTAGCTTGGTCAGTTGCTGGTGTTGGTGATCTGGGTATCTACGAGATTATTGCAGTTGACAGTAATGTTCTTTATGATATCAGAGCTAGGTCCTATTCCTACTTGGGTATCAAGGGTGAATGGACTTACTACTTTAGTTTCCAACCTAGTGGTCTTCTTGCACCACCAGCTAACGTAACTAACTTCAGGGCTAACCTGAATGGTGGTTCCATTAACCTTGAGTGGAATGCAGTCCCTGACCTAGACTTGTCACACTACAAGATTAGGCACTCTCTGGAAGAAGCTGGGGCAACCTTTGCTAACTCTACTACAGCCGTTGAGAAGGTCAGTAGACCAGCCACAACCGTAACAGTGCCCACAAGACCGGGGACCTACTCTATACGAGCCTACGACAAGCTGGGGAACGCTTCTGTAGCATCTGCTTTGATTGTTGTACCCACTACTGCGCTAGAGTCCTTCACCAACAACCTTACATCTACTCAAAGCCCTACCTTCTCAGGAACTAAGACTGGCTGTTCTGTTGTAGGAAGTGAACTCAGGATCACAACAACCACAAGCCCTCCAAGTAGTGCTGAGTACATCTTTACCTCGTATATTGATACAGGTGCTGTAAGAAGGGTTAGGTCTAGGGTTGACATGAACGTGAACCGCTATGACGTGAACACTGGCTTGTGGGACGCTATTCCCGGTCTTTGGGATAGTATCCCCGGTCTATGGGATGACTGGACAGGTGGTACTCAGTTTGCTGATACAGATGTTGTAACTTACATCTCTTTTACAAGCCAAGACCCTGCTGGTACACCCACTTGGTCTGACTATCAGCCTTTCAAGGCCGGTGACTTCTATGGTCGTGCATTCAGATTTAAGATTGAACTCTTGTCTCAGACCTCTGGTGTATCTCCTAGTATCTCTGGCTTGACCGCTAGGGTTCAATATAATTAAGGACTAGTTGAATGTCTCAACACGATTACGTCATCGATAACCAATCTGCACCAGCAGCAAGAGCAGATATTAATGCTGTTCTACAAGCTATTGTAACGACTAACTCAGGGGGTGCATCCCCTGTAACTACTTATGCTAACCAACTTTGGTATGATACTGCTGCTAACCAACTCAAGAAGAGGAACGAAGCAGATAGTGCTTGGCTCATCTTGGGTACTATTGATGACACTGGTGGCACCTTTACTCCCAATTCACTCCTTACAACTGCTGGTATTGCTCCTGCAACTCTTGTTACAAGTGGTGAGGGTATTGGGTCTAACAACAACGACAGTACCCTACCTACAAGCGCTGCTGTAAAGGCTTATGCGGATGCCACTGCTGCTGCTTATGCCGCTGGTGTTACTTCTGCTACTACAGCTAACGTGCTTGCTGCTACTGCTGGTGCAAGTTATGGTGCTGTTGGTACTTATGCGTTTCTCGGGTATTCTACTGCCGGTGTGGTCATTCCCGGTTCTAACTACGCTTCAGCTTTGGTGGCTGGTGGATTCAGAGCTCCTCCCATTGTTGAGACTGCTAGCGGAAGTTCTGTCGCTGGAACTTGGAAAGCAATGGGTGGTGGGGGTGGAGCCTCGGGTACTCGCGTGTATACACTTTTCTTGAGGGTCGCATAATGAACTTCCGTAATCCTAAATATCTGATCAATAACTGGATTGACTGTGAAATTGACCACCCGGTTTACGGTTGGGTTCCTTTTGCCGCTGATCCTCTTGATACTGGCGCTGAGTTTGATGTGGCAGAACTCTATGATCGTATGACTAAAAGCCCTAGCATTCAGCCTTATGTACCAGTCCCTGAAGTGGTTATCATCCCTGACTTGAGTTTCCCGCAACTCCTCATTGGTCTTGTCACTGAACAGTGGATTACAGAAGCTGATGGTGAGGCATGGCTTGCTGGGACGCTCCCTGCTGCTGTTCTAGCCGTCATCTCTAGTCTTCCTACAGAGATGCAGTTCCCAGCTAAGGCACGCGCTCTACGACCGTCTATGATCGTCAGGGCTGACCCTCTGGTGGCTGCTCTGGCTTTTTATGAGGGTAAGACCCCTGAAGAACTTGATGAGTTCTTCCTGACATACTCTCAAGTATAATAGGAGTAACCATAGTGTCTACCAAGAGTAAAACTATTGTTGTAGCTGCTGTAATTGCGCTCTCAACACCATTCATTGCTAAGTGGGAAGGTCTTAGTCTTGTTGCATACAAAGACATTGTGGGAGTTCCTACAGTCTGCTACGGAGAGACTAGAGGCGTAATCATGTCTGATCGCTACACAAAGCAGCAGTGTGAAGATATGCTCAAACTCTCTGTAGCAGAGTACTACAACAAGCTGAAGCCCTATATGACTAACCCAGATATCCCTATTGGTGTTCAAGCGTCTCTTCTTGAACTAGCATACAATGTGGGTATCGGTGCTGCTGGTAAATCCACTATGATGAAGTTAGCTAATCAGGGTAAGTATGAGGAAGCCTGTAAGGAACTTGATAAATGGGTCAAGGCTGGTGGTGGTAAGGTTCAAGGTCTAGTCAATCGTAGAGCAGAGAGCAAAACTAAACTCTGTCTCGTTGGCTTAAAGAAATGAAGTTCTTACTGATCGTACTCTTGCTTGCTGGTTGTGGCTCTAGTCCTTTAAACCTCTTGACAGGTGGTGGAACTAATGTCGCAGCCAATACCCAAATTGGTAAAGAGAACACACAACAGGCTGTAGCACAACAAACTAAAACAGAAGCAGGTAGGGACGTTATACAACAAACCTCTCCTGTCATAGCAGAACAAATCAAAGAAGTGAATATCCAACAAACCCCGCTATGGATGCTGATCCTTCTTATCCTTGGGTGGTTACTACCATCCCCTAATGAAATTGCCAGATGGATTAGAGGGCTTTTTAAAAAATGGAATACTTAGAATACGTTGTGGCTTCAGTTATAGCTGGTATCTTCTCAGGGATTACATGGATGGTCCGAAGGCTTTTGACTAATGAAAAGCAAATCGAACTTCTTCACTCTGAGATTAAAGATAGAGATGTCCGTAGACAAGAAGACCGAGAGATCATGTATGAGATAAAGACTGACTTGAAAGAAGTCAAACGAGATGTAATCGAACTCTACAAAGCACAACCAGAAGACAAATAAAAATACCCGCTAGAATCCTTGATTGGACTCTAGCGGGTTTTCTTTTAGTTTACCTGTAGCAGAAGATGATCAAGGCGAAGATGGTTGCAACAATCATTAGGAAGTCCATCATGCTGCATCACTCTCCAATTTAGAGATAAGAAGTTCAGCATAGTGTATGACTTTCTTTAGGTCTTCGATACCACCCTTTTGTTTGTAGCGACAAGTGTACTTGATGATTGACCCCTCACAGAACCCTAGTTGGTTAGCTAGAATAAACTCTACAGGCTGAATCTTAAGTGTCTTGTAATGTGAGCCACCTACTTGCTGGTCAAAGGGGTTGTAAGCTACTTCTTCTTCAATCATTAGATTCCTTCCTCATAAAAAGCAATAAGCCATTGCTTACATATATCACTTCGTACCACATCGTCAATACCAAACTCAATGATAGCTGCATCAATGTTGTACTTCTTTGCTAGATGGATAGCCTTGGATAGCCCAGACTGTTCCTTGATATCAGACTGACGAATATCTCCGTTCATAACCAGAGTACAGTTCTCACCGATACGTGTAGTAAGCATCTTGAACTGAGCCACATCAAGGTTCTGACACTCATCAGCTAGGACAAAGGCGTTGTTGAATGACGAACCTCTCATGTATTCTAGTGGAGCCATTACGATGTTGCCGTTCTTGATGCCAGTCTCAAAGGCACCAGCCCCTAGCTGCTCCTCTAGGACACTCAGGACGGGCGAGAGCCAAGGACCGTACTTCTCCTCCATTGTACCGGGAAGGGCACCCAGCGACTTCCCTACGCTCACAGCGGGGCGTGTGATGATGATCTTGTTGATCCTACGGTTAGCATACAGGTTAGCTGCGTATGTAGCTGCAACAAACGTCTTGCCTGTACCACTAGGACCAAGGACAATCAACTGAGTAGATTTCTTGAGTGCTTCCAGATAGAGCCTCTGGTTCTCGTTAAGAGGAACTAGATTTACAGTTCGTGTTGCAGCTTCTTCTTCTGCACCCTTGAACTTAGTTGCACGCTTACCACGAGGCTTTTCGGGGGTCATTGGACTTCTACCACAACAGCTTCCTTATCCATCTCAGTCAGGACATAGCCCATCATAAACTCTAGATCATTAATCTTCTCGGTCTGTTTGTACCAGAGGTATCCAATGACTGCAAGGCCAACAATATTCAGTAGATCAAAGATCATAGTAACTTCTTTCTTTGTTGTAGAAAGAGCAGTTTACCTTCATGCTCAGGAAGCCCTATCGGTATTGAGGTGTCCTAAGACATAGCCCTGATAGGGGTTAGATAAGGTCTACCATATCGCAGCTACCGCCAACGCAAGCAAACGTGCTAGTACCCTTAGAGGTATCCTCAGTCTCATAATCACTAAGCTTTGACCAATCAATCCGTTTAGGCATCAACGCAAGGGCATCGTTGTATTCCCGCTCACTGCACTCTTGGTAAGGCGCTTGTTGATAGGTATGATCACTGTGTGGCAAGAATGATACACCTGAGACTTCATCAAAGTATTTGAAGACCCAAGCACCCACTTCCATCCACTCATGGTCCCGTACAGTCACAGTCACAGATGGCTTATGCTCACACCAATGACGCTGATATGTAAGCCACATCTCAAGCTGTTCAAGAGCAGTCATATCATTACGAGTTACAGCACCTACAGGAGACATCTGTGGGAAACTGAAGACAGTTGTGGCATCAGGCTTCATTACATCAGGTTCACTAGGGATACCTTGATCCTTCATAAACTGTGTCAGGGGGTCTTTATTGTCACCTCTAACAGTCCGAATGTAATAGGGAGAATGACGAGCGTGAATGCCAGAAGCACTGTCAACAAGTTGAGATACCGTGCCGGAAGGTTTGACACAAGTGATAGCAACAGATGGATTGATACCAAGTTTAGCAGCCCATTCAGCGTTAGTAGCCACAGCAACATTCTTCAAACGCTCCAATACTTCAGGAAGATCGACTTCACCACCAAGCTTATCCCAAGAACCATTTAGGGTAGGGTTATCCATAATCCCAGTCAACGATACACCAAGCAACCGCTCTTCTTCTGTGTTGTCCTTCCATACCTTACGGAGATATGGGAAGTGTGTCAATGTAGACTGGATAGTGCCAAGGATGGCAGCAATACGAACCTTACGCTCAAGGTCAACTAGTGTATCTGTGGCACGAACTACAACTTCTGACAGGTTACAGAACTGGTAAGGACGAAGGATAATTTCGCTACAAGGGTTAGTACCGAACTCATAGTTAGGATCACGACGACCATTCTTGATGGCTTGCTTCTTACTGGCTGGACGAGAGAAGACACCACGTTCACCTGACTTACTCTGAACTAGAGACAGCCACTCCCGCATGAAGGTTTCCATGTCAGGCTTCTCAGTATAAGCTACAGAGTTATTAGCTAGAGCACGTTGACCGTTGTTCTCCCACCACTGACCACTCTTAGCATGACGCATACGGTCATCAGATAGGTTAGACAAGCTGATCATAGCTGATCGACGTACACCACCAACAACTACAACCTCACCGATCTTACACATCAGGTCGTGGCATTCAATAGAGGAAAGCTTACGTCCCTTAGCTGCAACAAAGGTGTTGATAGTAAAGTTAAACAGTTCGACCAGAGGGGCAGGACCTGATGCACGACCACCAAAGGTCTTGAGTTTAGCACCAGCAGGACGAACCTTAGAAGTATCCCAGCTAGGAATTTCACCAGCATAGAGTAAGCTGATAAGCTGACGGAGAGCCTTAGCCCAACCCTCTTTGCTATCCTTGACACCGATGATGGTATCACTTTTGAACATCTGCTCAGGTACATCAGGAAGCTTACTGATATACTGGCGCTCAACAGAGAAACCTACACCTGTGCCACAGAGCAGGATGAACATAGCCTCATCAAAGGATTTAGGATCGTCTACAGGCATGTAGGAACAGTTGTAGCCTGCTGTGTTGTCACGAGCAAGAGCAGGCCCAGCGGTCATCATGGTACGCATAGAGGGCATCACTTCAAGGCCAAGGATAGCCCGTTCAATATCCTCTACATCATCTGTGTAGCCAAGCTTAGGTACAACTACATTCTCAACATAGCGGCCAACAGTTTCAGCCCAAGTCTCACGACGATTCTCAGAGTCAATCCAACGAGCATAACGCGACGTTGCAATAAAACTTTGGTAATCGGTAGGCAGATAGTTATTCATTCTTATCTCTCTTATTCCACAATGAGGGCAACCCGATGGGGCTGTACTACGATCCTGTTTGTTGTTAGGTCAGCTTTAGAAGCGAAGATATCTTGTTTTGACCATTCGACAAGAACAACAGGAACTTCTTTATCCCTGATCTTCTCTAGCTTGTCAATGAGTTCTTGGACAGTCACCTGTTGTCACCACTTCCACTAATAACACCACGAGCAGCACGATCCTTAAGCTTTGCAGTAACCATATCGGCAATCTCACTTAGATCATATCCAAGCTCTTCTGCACACATAGCTAGATACCACAAACAATCACCGAGTTCTTTGGCAGCAGCCTTGTCGTCAATCTTGTTGTCCCGGATCATCTTCTTGATGTGACCACCAAACTCACCGCACTCATTCATTAGACCTAGAGTGACATAAGTTAGTCCAGTCTCTTTAGGATAGATTGCAGTCTTCTTACACTCATCTTGGAAAGTATCGAAGTCGGACCTTAGTTCCCATTTAGTCATCACTTACGCCCTTCGATAAAGATAGTGTAAAGAGTTGCCCCAAGCAAGATAAGCAAGAACGGCAACCAAAAAGGAGACAAGACCCACCACCAAGACCAAGCTATAAAGTTTGTCAGTTTAAGGGTAATAAAGATTAGCCCAAGTACACCAAGCAAAGGTAATTCACCCATCAATAATCATCCTTGTATCTCTCCAAGTATACATACCCTAGTGTGTCTAGCACATCAAGGACTTTCCACAGGGTTAGGTTGTTTTCTTTTAGGATATTGACGAAACCATGTTCTTCAATGATCTTTAGGATTTCTTCTTTAGTCATTTTCTAGGGTACAACCTTGTGTAGGCACTGTGAGAAGCATCGAACAGAAACCAAGCGAAGTCATCTGTACTGGTCTGTTTACTATCTTCAATCCACTTAACACGACCGATAGGAACAACCTTCTTACAGATAGCCATGTAAGGGGCCATCCTCTTGTTGCAAGCATAACCAAAAGGTAATAGCAACCAAGTTGGCTTTAGTGTAGGGAACAACTCTAGCATCTGCTGTAATGTTCCCCACTCAAAGGGTGGATTAGTGATCAGCAAGTCAATCTCAAAGAGGTCTTCTGGCACTAGCGTCAAGGCGTCTTTTTTGGTAATGGTGTTTATTTGTGGCTCAATGTCAAACTCTTCTTTAGCCCACAGTGTACCACAGGTCAGATTATCTATGTGGACAGAGAGACGACCATCACCAGCACAAGGTTCACAGAAGGTGCCGTACTCTGGTAGGTGAGCAATAAGTGGCTCTACAGCCCTCTCTGGTGTGGCATACCAATCACGTTCACGTCTTGGCTTCTCTGTGATGTTGTTGCTTTTGACTTTGGCTCTCTTAGCCATTTCCATACTCTTTCTGTAGAGCTTTAAGGGATACCCAAGACATGTCATAATCACCGTTTTCAATATATCGTTTAATGATGACACCTTTGCTCCACTCTGAGTTGGCTTGTCCAGCCCATTTCTCTTCTGCTCCCTTGAAGCATCCTGCAACAAGACCATGTAACGGCTTAGGTCTAGCATCAGCTTTCCTGTAATAATGAAACTTGTGACTGTGACCAACAGTGCAACTATAGGCCAGCTTTTCAACAAGGCTATAGCCATGATGCTTAGTAGACATTGCTGAACCAAAGTTACCACTAGATACGTAATGACCGTAGAGCACACCATCGTAGTCAACAAGGGCTGGTCCAGAGTTTTTGTATCCGTGGTACTCATCGAACCAGTGGTCTGTTTGAAGATGGGAAAATGAGATTCCAAACTTATCCCCCTCTAATCTTGGGTCATGCCCGATAGCTTTCCTGATGCGATTTTCGTGGTTGCCTTCGAAGCCAATACGCCAAGGTCGCTTCTTCTTAGATAGCTTGTACCGGCCCCAGATACGGTCCATAGCTTCGTTGTAGGCTTCTACGTCACGCTGGTAGGACTGTGCCACAATGGCCTGTGGATAGCGCGTATCGTAAGTGTTGAGGCTCTGCATGTCAGCCCCGTCGCCTAGATCAACCACATAATCAGGTTTGACATCTTCGATCAAATTACCTAACCACGAGAACCTTTCATTACTTACATCACCATGAGCATGAGCACAAGTCCATACGATTGCAGTTTTACTCAAAGGTCTTCATCCCATACTAGAGCAACGACTTGATCAACAAAGTGTTCGACCATAATCATAGCTTCATCAAAGTCTTCAAAGACAAGTTCTTCTTCGGTAAGAACCCCACGATCATCCTGCATAGTGACATATAGGACATAACCTTCGTTGTAGAGAAGACCGAACCCATCGTCATCCATATCCCAATCAGGAACTTCACTGGAATGAACTGGACCACGAAGCACGTTTACTACTTTAGCCATCCTTCAGGAATCTCCTTGTCTGCATAAATGAAACCGTGTTGGTTACACCAGTCTCCATAACTTGTCTTAGAGCCTTTATTGATCTTAGCTTTAGAGTTAGAGAACACAAACCTGATATTCAGTTTAGGGTATTGCTTCTTAATCAAGAGGTGCTTCTGTCTGTCTGCAACAACAAACCTGCCTTTAGTCTCGACTATAAGTCCACTAGGAAAAATGAAGTCTGGTGTATATGTATGTAAGCTTTCTGGGACAACGTACTTGATCTTAGTTGTCTCATAACTAAACTCTACACCAGACTCCCTAAGTTTTATGGCAACCTTCTCCTCTAGACCGGATCGGTATCCAAGACGACTGGCGGTTCCCAGATTTGATTTTCTTTTCGCCTTAGCCACAACAACCTCGCATTCATAATTACTCGTTCAACATCGTTCTCGTAAGCCTCAACGCACACTTTGTACATATCTACGTCAGTTTGGCAACCTGCCAGCATCTTCTGTGCTGTTTTAGCACCAACCTTGTAGATACCGATGATGTTGTCTACGTTATCACCAGTTAGTACTTGTTCATAGAAGTTGAACGTTGCAGCTTCCTCAGTTACTTTTTCCCAGCTTTGTCTTCGTGGATTATAGATAGTGCTGGGGACAGTCCTAAAGTCTTTATCGACAGATACAATAACGCAGTCAGGATATAAACGGGTTGCTTCAATAGCGATATCATCATCAGCTTCTTGACCTTCGCTGACTACGGCTCCGTAGGTATCAATTAAGTATTGCCTAGCGAAGCCTAGAAGTAAGGGTTTCTCTCGACCTACTCTGTTCATCTTGTAGATATCAGAGATTTCATTGCGATAGTTACCCTTACCCGTCAGGAAGATTTGATAATCCTCTTTTGTAGCGTAGGGGTTGGTGGCCTGTAAGATTTCCTCAATAATCTTATCGAGTTTATCACAGATACCACCAACAGTCTGCCCATCCTGACTAAACGCTGCTTGATACGTCAGCGGATCGCCATCAATGAGGAGTTTCACTTGTCGCGCATCCACTTAATGAACTCTTGATAGTCCCCTGTGGTCATAAAATAGGACAGGACATGGTAGAAAGCAGCTAGGGTTGTAGCTTTGTTATCAGGTGTCTCAAATGGGTCTTGTGATGGATCACTAAGGAAGTAGATGTTTTCCTTCAACTCATTGACAATAACACTATCGACAGCTTCGTAAGCCTCGTTGTAGTAACCCATGTCTTCTTCAAGAATGGTCTTAATTAGATTGAGTTTATTTTCAGCCCGCATTGTTATTCACCTTAAAGATTGTCGGGAAAGCTGGTTCTAGTACCTTACGGATTTCACGAGCAAGCAAGACATGTTCCCATTGAGTAACACCGGGATCATCACGTACATCAAGATAATGCAACCAACTACGAACTGTTCCGTTAACATAAAGTTTACTCATGGTAAGCCCTTCGGGAAGAACTACACGAGCACACTCTTTAGCTATACCTTCTGCCCGCATATAAGCGTACGCTTCTTCGATGTGGCTTACAAGATTTGTGGCACCATCTTCAAAGTATTGCTTAATACCAGAGTCTAGATCATCAACACTGTTCTGACGGTTCTTATCATCTTGCCTACGAAACTCCCGATCCGTAAACTCAATCTCATCAGAGTATCGTTGACTGAACTCTTGGAAGCAGAAGCTACGATGACGTAGAAGCTGACGGGTAATATCCCTTGGTGCCTCTACCTCAACGATAGCGTTACTCATCTCAAATACTGACCAGTGCTTATTACGAATACAGTAGTCAAGAAGCTTAGAGTAGTCTGGGTTGTCTTGATTGCTAGGGTTGGAGACCCTCGCGCAGTACGCGATGAGAGCCTCCGAATTAGCTGCTGGTGTACCAATAACAGGTTGTGTCAAGGCCACCAGCTTTGCGCTAATCTTCATTGAGTGCTGACCTCCTGACCATCATCTTTGATTACAACAATACTACGGACATAGCTGTAACCAGAGGCGTGAAGAAACGTCAGGAACAACTCAGTTACGTCACCAAGGTATTCAAGGCCAGTTTGGGCTACAGTGATGGTTCTTCCATCAAGGTTGATATCGTGGTCGTAAGCCTGAAAACGATAGTTCATATTATTCCCACCCACCACTATTGTTACCACCAACGTATTCAACAATGTTGGTCAAGCCAACACCCATGAGTTCAACCTTAGTGAAGGTCTTACCCTTGGCCTTACCGTGAACACCAACACCAGAAGCAATAGCAATCTTGACCTTAGCTTTGGAACCATTACCGATCAGACCATCTTCAATGGTCCAAGGGGTAGAGTACTGGTCAAGACGACCCTTCTGCTCTGCTGCTTCCCAAGCGGCTTTGGCGATGTTCAAGTCAAACACTTGAGGCGGCCCAAGGGTCAGGCGCTCATCAGTGGGTTGGTTGTTCTCATCCATGACCATGAAGCGAGGGTGGACATGAGGACGACGAACAGTAAACTTATAGAGCGTCTTACCATCGCGCTCAAAGGGTTTGAACTGGGCAAAGGCACCTTGCTTCTGAGGGCACCCAGCATCGATAGCTTTATTCATTCCGTCTTCGTCAAGGATCAGAGTGACCTTGTACACACCATCCGTATCGGAGTGGTCTACTTGTGCGTTCCCCATATCACGGTTCTCATAGAAGACCTGAGCGTACTCAAGTTCAGCATCAAGGGTGACGTACTTAGTTTTATTAGCCATGTTTTCCTCAATTAGTTGTCGGGCTTTGGGTTAACTTAGATAGTTCTTTAGGTTGATTCTGTCAACCTTTTCATACGCTTTATTTAGTGTTTGTTGTAGAAAAAGTGAGTGTAGAACTCAAGGTATTGTTCATAGGTCATATCCATTAGTGAGTCTCCGCGTAGGTCATCCCTGTCTGCACATCCACAAACAGCTTGACGTTCAGTTTCAGTTTGTCGTTGGTCTTGTCGATAGCTGTAAGAAGCTTTTGCTTGTGGCCCTCTTCAGTTCCAATAGGTAGGTAAGAACCCTTCTCATCGTGCATCTGGAAATTAACCACAACACCCTGCTGTCGCACAAAGTACAACCAAGTGTCGAAAGCATAGACACCTGTACTCTGGTTGACAGTAGAGAACGCATCTTTCTCTGAGCGAAGGTTATGCCAAAAGCCAGACACAGGGTTCTTGACCCACATGTAAGGCCCAACAGTCTTCATCTCAAACTTCTCTACAGCCTTCCTAACTGAGAAGTTACGCTTCCAGTAATCCTCAATCAGCTTGGCTGCTTCCTTGGGTTTGATATCCAAGGTCCTAGCCAGCTTGGCCTTACCCACTCCGTACACACAGCTATAATTTGCAGCTTTGTATTGGCTACGGATAGCCTTGAGGTTAATCTTGCCTTCCTTGTGTTGCTCGACTTGCTCACGGGTAACAGCACCAGCAAACGCTGCAAGATCAAGGTGGGGGTCGAAGCCCTCTTGGCACATTTCCTCTACATACTCAGGGTCAAACGGAACCATGTAGTGACGTTTGGTTGTATCCTCTAGAGAGACCATATCAGCCCCACAGAGGACCATACCTTCGGGTGCAGTGATACACCCACGAATTTCCTTACCCCAAGGCTTATCGACCTTTGGAAGGTTCACAATGGGCTTTCTGTGCTGGAACCTGAAGGTGTTCGTCAGGCCACCAAAACTAGCCACAACTTTACCATCAGTGTGGTTGTCCAAGAAGGACTTGAAGACGCCTCTACGATGCTGGATGATGCCCATATCAACGAGTAATTGTACCGCTGGGGTATCCTCTGCAAGGTCTTCTACGCTAGTACACAGTTCATCTCCATTCTTGATCTGAGGGATCATTCTCTCTGTACCGTCATCCTCTTTGACATACTTGAAGGTCTTAGGCTTCCAACCAAGATGGAACAACCAATCCTTTACTTGCTCGTGACTATTGGGGTTGCCATCTTGATAACCAACAAGCACATTAACTGGACCCACAACACTGTTAGGAAGCTTGAGTTCCTTGAGTGTATTGAGCCAAGCTTCACCGTAGATAGACAGATTGCCATCTTTCTTGTAGATAATCTGAGGTTTGTTGACTTGCTTGTAGATAGGTTTCTTGGGCATAACCTTAGACAGTTCAGTGATCTTGGCTTGTTGCATCTCAGACAGAGTATCGAAGTGTTTCTGTACAGATGCCATGTCCAATGTCACAGGGTTAGCTTCTTGCTCACGACCACAATCAGCCTTGAAGCTCAGGTACTGGTTAAGTCGAAGCATCTCCTCTTCTGTTCCGTACAGGGACTTAAGTTTACGCTCAAGTTCTGTCCACAGACGATAGTTGATCTTAACATCTTCTGTCACACGATGGGCATATTGCTCAGGCGTAAGATTGTTCCAGTCAGTAACCTTGGGCTTAGGTACACCATACTGTATACCGTATTGCTCAAGACCATGACGATCCCTATCAAAGTTAAGATACCACGACAACAACAATGTATCCACGAACTTAGTGTAGTCCAGTTCAAGGCCAAGGATACGATTGATCAGTGGTAGGTCATGCCTAACAGCATTGTGAGCCACAAACATACAGTCTTGTTCTGACAGTATATCACGCATAACCTGATAGTCGTGAGTAACATCTACAGTCTTGCCATCTTCGGACCAAGCGAAGACATGCAGTTTTGTTGCCTCGTAAGCCAGCCCATCACTCTCGGTGTCGAAGACGATGTATTTCATCTATTGTGAACCCTCTTTATCTTCATTAGCAAACCTGTTGAATGTTGAGAAGCTTACGCCACCACAGAAAGCCCAGCGCATATCTTTGATATCAAGGCCATGCTTGTAGCAAAAGTCTTTACGGGTTAAGCCCGAAAGCAACCCTCCTTCAAGCCATAAGTCAAACAGTTCATCAGGTGTCTTTACCATGTGTCTACTTTCTCACTAAGAGTGAATGTCTCAGGGTCAAACAAGAGTTCTCCCGCAGCACCCTCTAGGCCAGTTGGTCTGTTCTTCTTGATTACCAGCTTTGTGGTATTCCTGTCAAGAAGGTTCTCACTATCTTTGTCACGTTGGATATCAATAATGACTGAGGCTCGTTGCCCAATCATACGACAGTACTTAACCTCTCCCATCTCGTTGGTGTGAGCAATAGTGATGATGCCTACATTCAGGTCAGCAGCTAGTTTAGAGAGACGTACAGCAAGTTCAGCAAGGGCAGCTTCTTTGCTCTCATCAGAACCTACAGTTACGATATCTTGGATGGGTTCCATCATAATGAACTCACAGCCATAGACCTGAGTAAGTACCCTGATCTGGTCAATCAGTTCTTCAGCACCATCTTCTTCCCGTAGGTGAAACTGCATGTACCCTGTGTTCTGGCTAATTCCCTTGATAGCCCCCTCAACGTCAGCCATTCGGTTCTTCTGTTCGATCAGGTCCTTACGAGTAAGATTATCCTTGAGGTAGTAGGATACCACACCAAGAAGGCTACGAAGCTTAGTCTCCTCTAGGTGCCATGTGGCAAACTTGACCTTGGGGTAGTTATTAACGAAGTTGCTCTCAAGGTAACGCATAAGCTCAGACTTACCGATACCTGTAGGGCCCTTGATCACTGTGAAGTGACCACGCATTAGACCAAGGATTTTCTCATCAAGGGCTGCAATACCTGTAGGGATATAGCTGTGCTCAGGGGTATCATGGAGAAGCTCTAGGAACCGTTCTTCTGTGGAGTAGATGTTGTCAGGTGTAAAGAGCTTGGCGTTGTACCAGCAATGCTTGTAGAGTTGGGCCTTACCAGCCTGTAGGAACTCATTGGCATCCTTGAACTTGTCATGTGGCACATGGTACACACGACTAGGGAACAGGTTCATCAGAGCCAGAGCGAACTTGTCAGCCTTGTTGTCAGAATCTAGGCTAAGGTAAATCTTATCGAAGGACCCAAGCCAATCCCTACAGTTCTCTAGGAGCTTCTTACTTGGTGTAGCACTTGGTAGGCTTACAACAGGATACTGACTACCCATCATCTGAAAGGCCGAAAGGGCATCAAGCTCACCCTCACAGATAGTCACAGCCATTGCAGAGCCAGCAGGGAACTTGTCCATACCGAATAGCATGTCCCCCTTGAACCCCGAGTTAGTGTGGAAGTCTTTAGGGAACACACGGGTCTTGGTAGAACCATTGGGATAGACATAATCCTGATGGGTTGGTTCACCGTCCTTACTGTAGGTGTTTACGTTGTAGAACTCCATAGTCCCTTTGAGGATACCACGAAGGGGAAGGTGTTGTCCGTCTCCGTGTGCTACAACTTTAAGTTTTGATGCACATGAACTATCCATGTAGTCTCCTTCATCCTCTTCTATAACTGTAGGGCCTTGATTTCCCTTCAGGGGATACCGTTCAGCAACCCAATCAAAGACTTGCATTCTCTTGGAAGGGTAGGAACTACCACAAGAGTAGCAGAAGCCTACGTGCTTTTCGGTAGACCAACTGAAGGCATCAGATGAGCCACAGGATTCATGGGGGCAGGGTTGGTGGGATAATTCAGTTATGGCTGGTCCCCCTTGCGGAGAAGGGCGAGTATGGCGGTCAGGAAGACTTCGACATCCTTGGCGATGGTTTTGTCGTCCCACTCGCCTTCGCTTTGCTCTGTGATCAGATCGTGCAGAGTTTGGCGTAGTGTCACCGCGTCGATCTGCGCTTGCACTGTGATGGCGGGAAGGGCGTCGATGCGGCGTAGGCTATCACCAAGCCAACCTTCATCACTGAATATGTCCAGCACATCCTCACGGCGGATCAGGTCATTCATGTGTCAGCCTCTCCGGTGTTAAGGGCGTCGCGGGCGGAAAAAACTGCTGCGGTAAGTGATGGTGGCTCGGCTTGGGCAAGCTCAGCGTAATCGTACTCAATCAGCAGGCATTCCAGAGCAGCCTGCAGCCGCGCGTTGTCTGCCGTCAGGGCTTCAAGCTGCGCGAAGTCGTGCTTCGCACTCACGGCGGGAAGGGCAAGAATGGCGCTATAGGTACAAGGCCAATCGCTTTCCCACATATCCACAGCCTTCAGCACATCCCCGCGCCGTAGCATATCGTTGTCACTCATGGCGTCTCTCCCTTCAACGCAGCGCGGGCAATATCTTGCATGTCCTGATCGCTAAACCACGTTGTGACGTTCTGCTGTGTGGCCTCGTCGAAATCTTCATCTACACCGACAACGATTGCCTTCAGAGCCGCGCGCAGCCAGTCACGCTCTGCGGTCAGGGCTTTGATGCAGTCGGCGGCTTCGAGCATAGCGGCGGCGGGCCACTTCGGTGCCTGATCGGCTTGTGTCTCCAGCCACTTCACCAGATCATCAGTCATGGCTCTCTCCCTTCGGTGGGCTGATCGGTGTAAGACCAGAAAGACCAGTCTGGGCCGGGTAAGCCCCCGTACTTCACAATGCGGACGCGCCTTACATGCTTCAACCACACCCATCTCCCGTACCAGAGGCGGACAGGGTGCCATGCAAACCATTGATGGATCGGGCCTTCAGAACACCCAAACGCATAGATATTCGGCCAATCAAAGCGCGGTTTACGCGTCATGGCGTCTCTCACATTGCTCTAGTTGTATCAGAAGGCGCACCCTGTCGTCCTGCGCTATTGCCCAAAGCCTCCGACCGCATAGAAGCGCCTCACGCAGCCGGTCACGCTCTGCCTCTACATCAGCTAGCTTGCCCTCGGCAGTCATCCAAGCGATTTCATATTCATCACGATCAGAGATCAGGACTTCGATGTCATCAGCCAAAGGTAAACAATCCACGCATTGCACACCCGCATCACCTTGAGACTGGCGTAGCACTAGCACAAAGCTCTTCAACAGATTATCACTCATGGCTCTCTCCCATCTTTAAGATAGCATCCAAGGCCACCTGCATATCTACCTGAGCAGCAGCACAATGCAACACAAACTGTACACCAATGTTAGCCATTGCTTGATGAGCTTCCTTATCAAGATCGAAGCTGATTGTTGTACCACCGTCATCGTTGTCTACCACGTTAGTCACAAGCATCTCCCAAGGTTTGTTGTCGTTCTTATGGGCAGTCATATTAGCGCATCCATCTCCGCTAGGCCAGTCTAGGTCATCACCACAAGACAGGCAAAGATTACCGATCATAGTCTTCTCCCCTCAAAGCTGCTCTAGCTATGGCACCATAATCATCGCTGTGTATACCCCAAGGTCCGTCATTGGGGTCTTCGTGAAACTCTGCGTAGTATCGTAAAGCTTTCCACAGGCGATCACGCTCTCTTTCAACTGTCTCTGCTCGTTCAAGGCGTTCAAGTGACACCTTTGCTTCTTTCAACAGAAGCTTGTCAGTGATTGCTAGTTCATCCAACCATACACGCTCATCACGATCTTCCCGTAACCGATCTGGGTCCAGTTCATCCATCATCAAGTCTCCTAATCCCTCAGAGGTCCTATATAGTGATTACAACAAGAAAAGCAAGTGTCATCTTCAAGAGCTAACTAATGTTACAGAGTTTGTAACAATTCGTGATCTGTATGATCCCTTGACAACGAGCCTCTGGACCCTATGTAACTATAGGGTTGTGTGCCCCCTGAATATATACTCCCTGAGTGTTAGCTCTGATCTAGTGCTCTAGTGGCTTATTATATAATGTATAAAGAAGTAGATAATGATAACCTCTAGGAGTCCCTCACTGTAGGGGTAGCTCCTAGAGGTGTTTTTGTTTAGTGCATTGTAGTACCCTCTGGGACGCCCCATTCTGATCGCTGGTAGTCATCTAGGGCTAAGGACATGGCTAGGTGCATAGAGTTAGGAGAGTGCCTGTAGAGGGCCATAATCCAGTAGAAGAAGGAACCTAGCTGGATCGCTGTGGCTGCATCAGGAAGGGTATCCCTGATAGTCTCACAGAAGTCGACCCAAGGTTGGTCTTCGTCAACACTATTGTTCTCTTCATTTGTGGTATCAGTCAAATTCAAACCCTTTCCACTTCCAGTCTTTGTCGATAGGCATGTAGTAGTCACATCGCTTGCTGTAGTCAGACCATGCTACTGGGGCGTAGTCCATGCCATAAGAGGTTGCCCAAGCTTCTGCACGGGCTTTCTCATCTTCGCTCATGTATCTATGGCACTGAGGGGCTGTTTTACAGTTCTCCCCTGCCACACAAAAGGTAGTGTCTTTGTAACAAAGGACCATATCAGAGAACTTCCCATGAGATAACACGAGACTGGTAGAACGATTTCCACCGTTTAGCGTCAAGGTCAAACACTTTGATCAGGTCAGTATTCTCAAAGCTTGCTGTGTAGTAGTGCATAAACTGTTGCTCATCTTCTGTAGGCTCATCGAAGAAGTTACAGTTCATGGTGCGGACCTCATCACTGTTAGCCTTACGGAAGGTCACTGTGAAGTCGCTGTCACCAATGACAACTGGGTTGAACTTCTGCATTGTGTCGGTCATTGCCATCTCCTCTAAGTCTTCCATAAGGGTGTTGTATGCTGATTCGTATAGGTTTGTCAAGAGTGTTTATCCTTTAAGACTAACTGCTTCTTATGCATAAGCGTTGTCAGAGTACTTTTCCCAATAAGTCTCGTTAGCTATCTCCAAGACTATATCAATCTCACGCTTGGTCAACTCTACATGGTCCCCATTGTCATCGAAGGACTCTTGGTACACAAGGTCAGGCTCATCGAAGACCTCATACTGATAGCCTGTGTCGCTGTAGTAAACCCAAGCACCGTCACCGTGGTCAACGATTGCAACACAGACTTCCAGTTGACCGAAAGGCTCTTTGTCTAGGTAGACGTTCAGGTAGTCCATGTGGTGTCCTTCCGTTTTCTCAAGTAAGCGAAGCTTGCGCTTCTTTCTTTCATTGTGTATCGCATGATTCTAGCGAAAGGTCAATGCCTAAAGTTTCTCTGCCACTTCTCTTTCAGGTCAATGCAGTCATCAAGCAGACCATCAGCAGAGTAACCATAGGACTGCAAGATTTGTGCAACCTGATCAGGATAACGCTTCATAACCGACTTGATGTCACCACAGTCAGGTTCATCATCAAGGTAGCTGTCATTCCAAGGATCATCATAGTAGTCATGGGTAGGCACCTTGCGGGCCTTATAGGGACCCTTGTCGTAACTGCTATACTCTACAGCACCAAGAGCACGCTTGAAGACAAGCTTAGACCAGTCTGCCACAACAAGAGATTGGATAAGGTACTCAAGGAACACTAAGTCTTGGCTCTCTTTTTTGGTGTGCTGATTGAAGTAACCAACAGAGATATTGGTGCACTCTGAGATGTAGTCTACATACTCATTGCTGTCCGTGTAGGCACCTGTAGTATCTTTGACCATAGACATATCAAGGATGTCAGCAAGGCTGTCAGCGAAGGCGTCAGAGCATGTACGAGCACCCATCTGGTGAGTGATGATACTTGTGTAACCCTTACGGTCAAAGCTGATAGCTGCGTCTACCTGACCAATCCAAGCAGGAAAATCTTTGACTAGAGCACTGGAACCTACGCAACCAATCTCTTCGCCAGCATGAACCACATAGACACCGGGTACACCCTCTTCGATCATGCGCAACATGATGTAGATACCTGTAGTGCAATCAGCACCAAGGCAATCATTACCTGTAGAGAAAGCATGGTCGTCCATGATCTGAACGATCTGTCTACCATCTGTGTGGTGAACTGTGTCGTGGTGAGACATAAAGGCTACACGAGGCTTAGTGCCAATAGTAAGAATGTAGTTGCCATGTGCGTCAGGCTTACCGAACACTGGCTCAAGGAACCTGCGACAGAACTTCTTCTGATAACGAGAACCATCTGGGCGCTTGTAGGCAAGCATATCGATGAAGTTAGGTGCAACGTAAACTTTAGTTGTAGTTTTTGTTGCGGTCATGTCGAAAGTCATTCTGTTTCCTGTTTGTCAGGCTGTTAGCGGAGTTGCTATTCATTATTTATAGATGGTATTCAGTGATTCGTCAAGCCCTAATTTCCACTATGGGGGTCAACCCCTTTATTTCCATCGTGGGGGTCAGACGAACAATTTCCACCGTGGGGGTCAGGCCGTTTTTGGTCGTTTCTGCGTTGCGGCACGATTGCTGCGGGTGCATTGCTGCGGCGCGGCGTTAGCGCTACCACGACTCGAATGGTCGTGATTATTTTATTACTTAAATCACTCTGATTTAGTTAAGCCGATTTACATACGGAAAGAGTCAGGGATTGGCACATTTGGATATCTAAATAT